GAGTTATTCCCGAAAGCTCGCGATGAATTCGAGCAAGAGTACCCAGACATTAATCTGCATGGTATGGACTTTACACGTACATTGGAAGGATTTAACTGGTGTTACAGTGAAAATGAAGAAGATGTTCTTTTATTGTGTGACTATTATGAGAAGAAAAAGAGAAAGAAGAGAATTGTAGAACTCGTCAATGGTTACACTATGTCAGTATCTGACTATGAGAAGTTTGTCTTCCATTGGAATGAAGCAGGTATCATAGAGCAAGTACCAGCTATACGTGGAGAACCCCGTTGGACAGAGATAGAGACGATTTGCAGGTATCAGTTAATAGGCAATAAAGTCATAGACTATACAGAAACTAATTACCCAGCCCTCCCTATCGTATTTGTAGATGGTAATTCAATACTTATTAGAGATGGCAGTAACCAAGGTTCATTCTTACAGATGACAAGACCATATGTTTATCATCTGAAAGGTCTGCAACAATTAAAGAACTTTGCAGGTCAAACCCTTGCGAATGAACTAGAGAACTTAGTTCAGCATAAATTCAAAGTAGCAAAGGAATCTCTACCGGATGAACAAGCATATTTAGACGCTTACACTAATATTCAATTGGCTAATACGCTTGTCTATAAAGCATTCAAAGACAATGATCCGAAGGTTCCAGTCCCGCCGCCAATGGAGATTCAACGTGTTCCGCCTCCTCAAGAAGTTATTAGTACATTCACACTTGTCGATCAGATGGCACAATCTATCCTTGGTTCATATGATGCATCTTTGGGTATCAATGACAATCAGCTATCAGGGATTGCAATAGTCGAGGGTGCAACACAATCTAATGCCGCAGCTATGCCTTATATTGTAGGATTCTTGCAAGCATTCAGTCAAATAGCCAATATTGTAGTCCAACTTATTCCAAAATATTACGTCACACCTCGTACTATTCCAATTGTGGATGAAGACGGTCAGAAAGCTTATAAAAAGATAAATGAACCTGGTCAGATGTATATGAATTATGACGATAATGCGCTTAGCGTTAAAGTAGAAGCTGGTGTTAATTTCGCAATTCAGAAATCACGAACATTACAGCAAATCATTGCAATGTCTCAGGCAATGCCAGTATTCGGTCAATTTATGAATGCTAAGGGATTGAAGGTACTAATCGAAAATCTCGAGATCGGGAGTGCTGATCAACTTAAAGAACTTGCCGAACAATTCATGCAAGAAATGCAAAAACAACAACAGATGCAGCAACAGCAACAACAAGAAGCAATGAAGAATAACCCTATGACTATTAAAGCTCATAATGAAACAATGAAGATCCAATTGGATGCTAAACAAGATCAGGTTGAGAATCAGATAAAAGCAGCTAAAATTGCAGTTGATAAACAAGAGGCAGATACTAATTTCCTTAAAGTCTTAGCTGATATGCAAAGTAGCAAAGTCGAATTACAGGCAGCAGAATCACGCGCTCAAGCTGAGGAAACCCGTGCAGCTGTGGATCTTGCAATAAAACATGCTGACATGCAACATAAGCATAGGATCAATGAAAAAGAACTAGATCATACTATTAAAGAATCACACAAGGAGCGGGCAAAAGAATGAAAATAATACGAAGGTTTTTAGTATGGTGTTCAATGAAGATTACCTTGATAAAATTGAAAATATCGATTAAATGGCAAGCAACAATCGCTTGGTTAAAATCAATCATGAGGAAATACGAATGAAAAAATGTGCTAAGACAAAAAGTGCGGTTAAGAAAGCTGATGCAAAAAAGATGGAAAAGAAAGTTGAAAAAAAGGTCATAAAGGATGATAATAAACGATATGAACCCAAAAAGAAATAATAATCACTCAAAGGAGTAAGTATTATGGCGAATATTTCTGATCATTCCAATCCCATGCATAGAGGCCCACATCATGATAAATACATTCATGATGATAATCGTTTGCAAGTTAAAATGAGTCAGCATGGCGAACATCCACTTGGTGATAAGAATCATATCAAATCAGTAATGGGTGAACCCAAAGGAGCGGATGTTGAAGGCCATAAAGGCACGATGCACTGGTAACTCTCAATGCCAAGAAAGAATTGGATTAAGAGTGCTATAAAAAAACCTGGCGCGCTCCATAAAGAAATGGGCGTGCCTGAAGGTAAAAAGATTCCTAAAGCGAAATTAGCTAAAGCTGCGAAATCACCTGGGACATTGGGTAAGCGCGCGCGATTAGCTAAAACGCTAAAGGGGTTTAAGAAATGAGCGGCTGCCATGTGCCATACCATGTCGATATGGATGGTTCAGCAGCTGTAGATATACCAAAAAGTGCCATTTCATGCGGATGTCCGTGCCACTCTTTTAATCTCACTAATTACTGTACTTGCACATGTAAAAATAAACCAATATTAATAAAAATGTATTCTAATGTAGCAAATATCGTGTTATTTTAATGTTACACGTAGAACAATCTCCTCAAATAACCTCCTCCCACACACTCTGAAGAATAAATAATCAATAACTTTAATATTGTTTACTCTTGACACAGTTGATCATTTATTGTTAATCTAAATATTACGTAACTATGCGGGATAAATAGTTGTCTACTTAAGACATAAAACTTAGGAAGCACGTTGACAACGGAAATCGTCAAAGAAGGATTAGGCTAATGGATGTAGCTGAAGGGAATCTCCAACAGGATATTGCGCCGCCTGGGGCATCGACTCAAGAATCACAGATTCAAGAGAAGATGTTAAAACAAAGTGATGTGAATGAGTTAATCGGGAAAGCTAGACACGCAGGTTATGAAAAAGGCATGCGTGAGGCGCAGGGTTCGCAACCCCAACAACCACCACCTCAAAGTGGCGGACAATTGGGCGGAATGAATCAGCTCACGGAAGAGCAAGTCAGGCATATGATTGCAGACGAGGCGCACAAGCAAACTCAAGTCACGGCAGCTCATGAGCTGCTAAATAACTTTGCTCAGCAAATGAGTGCAGGGAAAGGGAAATATCCTGAGTTTGACGAGACTGTTTCGTCGTTAGGGGACTTACGTGATATACCTCACATAGTCGAACTAGCCACGGGCACAGGGATGGCAGGTGAAGTTATGTTTGAGCTGGGACAAAATCCTAGCAAAGTTGCAACATTAACAACGCTTGCATATATGAATCCTCAACTCGCCAAAGCGGAAATGAAGAAGCTTGCTGATTCAATTAAAAAGAATGAATCTGCAAACGAACTCCCCAAAGTCGATGAACCATTAACCCAAGTGAAACCTTCAACGGTTGCCGCAAAGGATAATGGCGATTACAGTAGTGTTAAGGATTTCAGAACTAGACCGTGGGCACGTGGATAGCCCTATTCCTTAGCAAGCCGTTATCTCCAAAAAAAAGGATTTTTTAACTTGGAGAAATTGAAATGGCTGTTCCAACAAATATTTTAGTACAGGTACAAACTTATCAACGCGCCAACCTTGCATTGCTCGAAAACTTAAATTGTTTTATGAACATTGCAAATACAAGATTCAAGAACTTTCAAAATGAAACTGCAAATTTAGGTAGTGTAGTTACATTTGATTTACCACCTCGTTTCACAACCGCTCAAGGATTAGTCGCATCATTTCAGCCAGCTACTCAACGTTTATTATCACTTAGTTGTGATCAGGCAACCAATACTTCTTATGCATTCACTGCACAAGAACGCATTTTCAATGTTGAAAAAGACACTGAAAGTTATATGGAAATCTTTGGTCGATCAGCTGTTTCTGAGATGGGTGCTAACATCGAAGCAAACCTTGCTTTGAATGCAGCATCAGCAGTACCAGTGAATACTGTTGTAAATGCTCAGACCGTTCCAACAGGTGCATTACATACTGAATCAGGGCCATTTAGATTCTTTGGAGACGGCTCCACTGCAATTAATTCATTTCAACAACTAGCGCAGATGATCGCTAACTTCAAAAACTTTGGATCAGTTAACAAAGGAATTAAAGTAATCCTTCCTGATGTGACTATTCCGCCAATTGTAGGAACTGGGTTAAATCAATTTGCGCCAAAACGCAATGATCTCATGTCAATGAGTTGGGAAGTTGGAGAATTTGGTACGCCACCTGTCATGTATTATCAGTCAAACTTATTGCCTATTCACGTTTCAGGTAATGCTGGTATTAATGGTTCAACATTAACTGTTGTTTCAACGAACGATCCAACAGGTGCCAATATCACACAAATTACTGTGAGCGGCGCAACTGTAAATGATACGAATGCACTTTTATCTGGTGACTTATTACAAGCACAAGATGCAGTAGCAGGCCAACCAAATTTACGTTTCTTAACATTTATCGGTCATGTTATCTCAAATCAACCAGTACAAATTCGTGCAACTGCAAGTGCTGGTGCGAATGGTTCAGGTAATGTTGTCATTAACTTTACACCACCTCTTCAAGCAACATCAGGTGCTGGACAAAACATTAATAGCAACATTGTAGCTGGTATGCAGTTTAAAGCATTGCCATCACATCGTTGCGGATTGGTGATTGGTGGAGATGCATTTTATCTAGCAATGCCAAGACTACCAGACCAATATCCGTTCCCAACAGCTGCCGAGTATGATCCTGCATCTGGTGTGTCAATGCGTATGACATATGGTTCATTGTTCGGTCAAAACCAAATGGGATTAATTCATGACTGTACGTGGGGATCTGTATTGGTACCTGAGTACTGTATGAGAATCGCGTTCCCATTATAGAAAATATGGAAGGGTGACCGCTGTTGTCCTTCCTATCTTTAATTAATATAAAGGATTAATTTCATGACTCAGTTAGATCCAATCGTAAATCTACCATCAATTTATAAGACTGGTATGAGCCTAAGTAATAATGCAACGACTCCAAATACTCAATTGAATATTTCAGCAGGTATTGCGAGAGATTCAAATAATATTGTAGATATTAATGTGGGTAATTATCTCGGCACCGGAAATGCATCATTAACAGCAAATTCTGCTACCGTCGTAAACTTTGGCGTGAATGGTACTAATGGTTTAGATACAGGCACAATTGCCGCATCTTCTTTATATTATATTTATGCAATGTCAGATTCAAGCGGTAAACATCAACCATCAACAGTTGCATCATTAAGTGCTACAGCTCCGATATTGCCATTTGGATATGACTCAATGCGATTAATCGGTGCTGCTTTGACTGATGCATCATCCCATTTATTGCCGTTTTATAGTTCTGGAAATTACATTCAATTTGATGCACCTGTAGCAGTAGTGGTTACAGCAAGTGGAACATCAGCTACTTATTCAGCAATGGATTTGTCAGTAGCAGTTCCTGCCACTAATTTTGGAAAAGTGTATCTACAATATAAATGGACACCAGCAGCAGCGGCAAATACATTAAGTTTTCAGCCATCAGGTGCTGTGGGAGATTACAAAACCACATTGGGAATCGTTGCAGCTGTCGCTCAAGAAGACACCTTTATGATACAGCCATTGCTTGTAGCAGGCGTTCCAAAAGTAAGTTATAAAATCAGTGCAGGAACATTAAACAATGTTTATGTACAAGGATTTGAAATGATAACGTAAGGATACGGATATGCCTTATACAGTAACGCAATTAGTTAATCGTGCGTTCTATCTATCGCAAGTGGTGTCAAGAGAACTTGAAGAAGTATCAGGACAACAGTTAACTGATGGGTTGGATTGGTTGAATGCGTTACTATCACTTAAATCTGCATATTCTCGTTTAATTCCATACTATAGTGAATATGATTTTAATGCAGTTCCTCAACAAGAAAAGTATTTTGTTCCAAATTTAGTAAACGCTGAAACGCTAACGTTTAATATTGGGCCTGTAAGATATTCTACTCAACCCATGAGTCGTAAGGCTTATTTTGGGACTGGAAGAGTAGATAATATTTATTCATTACCATTTAATTGGCATGTTGAGCGAGTATTAGGTGGATCAGACGTTTATTTATATTTCATACCAAACACGAATTACCCTATAAAGATATGGGGTAAATTTGGTTTTAGTAATGTAACGCTCAATCAAGATATGCTTCTTTTGTATGATGAATACTATGTTGATTATCTTCGTTACAGACTTGCGATGCGAATATGTTCTGAATATGCAATACCAATGCAACCGCAAGCATTGGATGAATTGAAAGAGTTAGAAGAATCAATGATAGATATTAGTCCACCTGATCTTGTAATGACTAAGATGAGCAGTTTCCAAAGTCGACCAGGACTCATGTGGGCAGATGTAAATCTTGGGATGGGATATCGACCAGGTTAAGGAATTTCTATGAATTACTTGATAAATCAGAAAAGAAATTACATCGATGAGTATAAAAAAATTGGTAAAGAGAGAAAAAAATTATCAGATGATGAATTAGAGAGACAAAGCCTTGAAGGCTCTACAGTATATGAACGAGTAGGAGCATCTATGGATTCGTATAATAGGAAAAATAAAGGAGAATGATATGAGTTATTTTATGGATCAACGTAAACGCGGCATGAGTGATCAACCCTTGAGAGATGCTAATAGAGAGGGTATATATCCACAAGCTGGTGTTAAAAAAGATTTGCAAGATTACCCAGCACTTGTGAAAGATGACGATAAGAAAATGCGTGGTAAGATTAACGCAGTAGATAAAAAAGACTATGAGAGATTTAAGAAAGATGTCTCAGATCCTATCGAAAGAATGTCCTATTAACGGATGGTCTTATGAAAGGAAGATCGCCTACATTTTCACAGATACCTCTTGATATTGTAGGCTCTACTAAGTTCGGGAGATATCCGAAGATCAGTGTTGAAGAAACTTTCAATATGATTATATCGGATAACTTCCTTGTGCCTTACGCAGGCCACATATTAATACGATCAATCATAGAAGCAGGTGAAGGGCGAGCCCTTTACACGAGTAATCGTTATGATCATATGATTGCAGTCATTGCTAATAACGTTTACTCAATCACATCAAATCTTTCATTCTCAATAATTGGAAAATTAGCAACATTCAGCGGTGATGTTTATATAGATGAAAATAACACTAATCAGATTGCAATAAGTGATAGTCAGAAACTCTATATTTATAATTACACTACGGGTTCATTTACAACACCCACTATAGATTTTATGCCAGGATATCTCTCTTATCAGAATGGTCGATTTGTTGCAGCATCTGTTGGTACAAGCACTTGGAGATTATCTGCCGTTGGTGATGGAAATACGTGGCCAGATATCAATACTGGAACACTTCAAACAAAGCCAGATTACGTTGTAGCTACTCAGCGTTTCCCTGGTCGTGGAAATTTAATTTATATTTTCGGTAATACTGTCACTGAAGCTTGGCAAGATGTCGGATATGCACTATTTCCTTACCAACGAATGTCATCTGTCAATATCGATTATGGGTGCTTAAATCCTGCTACGATTGCCTTCAATGAAAACTATATCGTGTGGCTTGCAGCGAATGAGAAATCAGGGCCTGTGATTGCCTATTCAACAGGTGGTGATATTAATCGTATTTCAACAGATGGAATTGATTTTAGATTTACCCAATTAAAAAAGCCTGAAGATTCATATGGTTTCTTATTCCGACAAGACGGGCATTTAATTTATCAGATAACATTTGTTACCGATAATGTTACCTATATTTATGACTTTAATACTAAGAAATTCTTCACATTGTGTGATGAGTATCAGAATTTTCACATAGCTAAAAAAGTAGCCTATTTCAATGAAGCATATTATTTTGTTAGTTTTACTGATGGTAATCTCTATCAGCTCGGTTCGCAGTTTACTTCCTATGATGGTATCGAGATACCGCGAGTACGTGTATGCCGCAATATTAGGTTGCCTGATGGGTCTCGTTTTGCTGTCAATAATATTACCTTCACTATAGAACAAGGCACTCAAGAAAACATTTATGCAACGGATGAGCTACTGACAGAATCAGGTTTTATTATTATGACTGAATCTGGCCAGAATATAGAAGTCAGCACAGGTGGATTAATTACAATCACTTACCAGCCAATACAGGCAGAAGACGATACTCTATTATTGACTGAAAGTGGACAAGAATTACTTATTGCAGTGCAATCAGACATTCAAAACCCAGTCCCACAAGCAGTGCATCTATCAGTATCTAAGAATGGTGGCGAGAGTTTTGGCACCATTTGGAGTAAGAGACTAAATTCAAAGGGTAATTTCCGTAACAGATTGCAATATTGGAATGCTGGTTCTGCTAATGATTTTATTCCACAATTTAGGTTTTGGGGACTTGGCAGGTTTGTCGCAACTGATGGAATAGTGAGTATTTACCAATGAACATACCAAATTATGAAAACGTACCATTTGTAGATGATAAAGGTTATTTATCAGATTCATGGGCATTGATAATGCAACAAATAATTACTGCATTGCAAAATAATTTATCAGATCAAGGTTATCAGTTACCACAACTGCCTACTACTACGATCACAACATTATTAACTCAATTTAATGCAGCACCTTCACCAAGTGTTTATTTCGGTGATTTATTATATGATAGTACTACGGATCAATTTAAAGTAAATATTGCAGGAACCTTTAGGGTTGTGCAAGTAATCTAAGTCTATGGAGAGACTACGATGGATTGGGGAAGTGGATTTCAGGGTGCAGCAGGCGGTGCGGCAGCAGGCAGTTCAATAATGCCTGGATGGGGTACGGCTATTGGTGGAGGATTGGGTTTTTTAGGTGGCCTGTTTGGTGGTGGAGGCGGTGGTGATCCATACGATGCTGGCAAAAAATACTATGACAAAATTCCTGAAACTTTACGTCCGTATTTTGATCCTTATATTAATGCTGGTAAAGATTCATTAGGAAAATCTCAAGGTCAATATAATGACCTGACTCAAGATCCATCTGGAATGTATAACAAGATGGCAGGTGGCTATAAAGAATCACCTGGCTATCAATGGCAACTTGGCCAAGGCCAGAATGCGATGAATAACGCAGCTGCTGCTGGTGGTCTTGCTGGAACTCCACAACATCAACAACAATCCGCACAAATGGCTCAAGGAATAGCTAGCCAAGATTTTAATAATTATCTTCAGCAGGTAATGGGATTGTATGGTAGAGGTCTTAATGGCATGGATAGTATGAATAAAATGGGTTTTGACGCATCCACCGGAATGGGACAATTACTTGGTACCAATTTAATGAACCAGGGAAATATGGCTATGGCTGGACAGATGGCACAGAACCAATCTCGAGGTCAAGGAATGGGTAATATGATGGGTATGTTTGGTTCGATGTTTGGTAATGGGTGGGGAGAATAAAATGCAATTTCCAGTGCAACAATTTCCTGTCGCAACACCAGGACAGATGAATCCTTTTAATCAGGCCATTCAATCAGGCTTGGATACTTATAGTAAAGTAACTAAGGCTAAATATCTTCCAGAGACATTGAAAGCTGATATTGCATCTAAAATGACATATTCCAATTTGATGGGGCCGCAATTCATAGCAAAATTAATGGGCAACCCAAATCTATTAGATAACATTCCTGAGGATCAAAAATTACCATACTTACAAAAATTGCTTCAGTCTGGTATGGGACAAGCTGGCCTTGGACAAGGTGGCATGGGACAAGCTGGCAACCCTAATCCTGGTTCACAACAAAATAATCAACAGGAATCGTGGGCAGATAAATTAAGAAATATGTTCGCAGGTGGCGGACAACAACAGAATGCCCCACAACAGAATGCTTCCCAAGGCCCTATGGGAAATACGCCTGCGCAAAATCAGTATGATAACTCTCAACAGAATGCTCAAAATCAACCAATGCCACAACAAAATGCTCCGCAACAAAATCCTAGGTATCAGGCACCGAGTAATGAATTTGCTCAACCTAAGAAAACATTCTCTGAGAATACAGGTTATGAACAAGGAGTAAGAGAAGAAGGCAAAGAGTCAGGAAAATTCCGTGCTCAGGATATTAAAGACTTAGGCGAGACGGTTAAGAATGCTACTAATCAACAAGATACTTACAATAACATTTCTAAAATTATCACATCACCTGTATTTGAAAATATGAGACGTACTCCATTGGCAGGTAAACAAGAGCTTGCTTATTTCTCAAAGGAAGGCACTAAACAACAGCAGCAAATGGTGGGGAGTTTCTATACATTAACACAAGATGCTATTGCAAAAGCATCCCGTACATTTGCAGGTCAATTTAGAAAGGGTGAGCAACAATTATTAGAACAAATGAAAGTTGGCCCTGCTGATACAGTTGATACTGCAAAAGGAAAACTTCAATCATTGATGACAATGAATAAGATTTTGATGGATCGATCTCGCTTGACAGCAAATATTATGGAAAAACAACATGTCAATATGGCAACTGCAACAGATATGGCTAACCGTCAATTAAATGTTGATAAGATAGAAAAGGATATGTTTGGACAATTAAACCCTAATGTCACTATCAAAAACTCTAAAACGGGCGAAGTACTAACAGTCTCTATTGACGAAGCACGTAAGCGAGGGATGGATGTCTGATTGGGAATTGGTAGACAATAATCAACAAGGATCTCAGCCGCAACAGCAGCAAGCTGCTGCGCCTCAATCCGACTGGTCATTAGTTGATAAGTCTGAATCACCAGAAAAAAAGTCAGCCCCTACTGAAAGTTATGGTCAATCTATGTTGCGTGCATCCCCCAGAATGGCAGAAGATATTTATAAACATGTTTGGGAATCAGTGAGAAATATTCCAAACGTATGGGAAACGGCAAAAACTGAAGTACCAGGATTGATTAAATCATTAAAAGAACATCCTCAGTCTGTAGCAAATCAAGCTAAAGCTGGTTTTGCTGAAAAAGGTATGAATTCTTTTAATCTGCCTCACGATATCGCTAATTATGCATCAGAAAGATTACATTTAATTCCTGAAAATATTAATAAAAATATTCAGATGGGCAGAATGCCAGAAGACACCAAAGGAATGATTAATCAACAGTGGGGTGAACCAAAATACCCTGGTGAAAAATTAGCACGTGGAACCATGAGAAATATTTCTAATATTCCATTGACTACTTCTGCAATGGCGACATTCAATCCTTTACGATTAAAGGCTAGTAATATTGCGAAAGAAGTAGTTAAAGAAGGCGATAGGCAATATGCTGCTCATGGTAAATCATACGATAAATTATGGAATACAGCTGATAGAACTGGTCATAGTCAAGTTCCAGTTGATATGAATAAATTATCCAGTGATTTTGTTACTATTGAAAAATACAAGACACCAAGAGAATATGAAGGATTGGTTAAGTTTGCAAATAATCCTACCTTAAGAAACGCACAAAAAGCTCAAGCTGATATGAATATAATCCATAGGAATCTTGAAAAGAAATCAAGAACATCATCATTAACATCAGAAGAGAAAGCTCTTTATGATTCTGCTAAAAGTGCTGAAAAAGAGATTGAGAATAATATGTTCAAGAATCAAGCAGGTGATGTCAATAACAAATTAAAGTCTAATTATGATAAAATTACTAATAGTTATCGAGAAAACGTTGTTCCATATAAATACAATCCTCATATTCAAGCTTTTAAAAATAAAGAAATGCTTCCTAAAGAATTGGTAAACGCGCTGTCTCATGGAGATTTTGCTGCTAAAAAAGGACATAAACATTATAATATTGCTCTTAGAAATTTATTGGGTAATTATATTAAACCTGTTGCTATTGGAGCAGGGGGTATGAGTTTATATCAAAATGCATTAGGTACAAAAGAAACAACCGATTACAATAAATAATATTGCATCTGATATAGATGTAGCAATCACAAGGAAGTGAGCGCAATGGGACTTGATAGTAATTACGTTACAGCTCCGTCATTAGAAATGTACTTTGTCAGCAAAGACACTGGCCTTCCATTAACCAATGGAACAGTATGGTTTTTTGCAGACAATGATCGCACTATCATGAAAAGTGTATTTGAACTAAGTGGGGTGCAGCCAAATTATACTTATACTCCTCTACCTAATCCTGTAACACTTAGTTCAGTAGGCACATTTCAAGATGGCAGCGGTGTTAATGTCATCCCCTATTATTACCCATTTGATTCAGCTGGGAACGTTCAATTATATTATATTGAAGTCTATGACATGAATGGTGTGTTGCAATTCACACGTGAAGGCTGGCCGAATTTTACTGCCGCAAGTTCACCAAGTAATCAGAATGCTACCAATTTCGTTCCTAATCCACAATTCATTTTACATAACGATGCGCCATTAAATATGCCTTTGTCTGGCCCCCAAACAAAGACCACTCTTAATTATGGTGGATCTATTGGATCACAAGATATCTGGGCAATCGCGCCTGGTGGCTGGACATTTCAAAAAAATACTGGCTCTACCTCAGTTGATTCTGTCACGTTTCCAAGATTTGATGCAGCCGTCACAAATCCTGGTGGTAATCCACGTTATGCAGTAGACATTACCACAACCGTTGCAGGCAGTGATGCAACGAAAGATTTAGTGTTAACTTTTCCTGATGTGAATTCTTTTGCATCCCCTTCACAGGCTTATAATTTATTCTTTGAAGGAATATCCAATAACAATACGAATATAAATAATGTAGAGATTATTGTCAGAAAGTACTTCGGTGTTGGCGGAAGTGCCACAACCGAAACACCAATATCAACAATAACATTAACGACTGCTTGGGCTATATATAATACACCCATTATATTTGGTACGAATATAGCATCAACAATCGGCCCGAATGACGATGATTTTGTGCAGATTATTATTCGTCTGCCGCCAACTGGCGTGCAATCAGCATCTTTCACAGACTTTGCTTTAACATTAGGGGATGCCCCTTTAACAGAATTTCCACCATCATCTATTACACAACAGATCGAAGATTCAACCATTGGATGGCTTGAAGCGCCACTTCCAACTGATGGGTCAGGATTTTATTTACCAGTCGTATTAACTCCTCAAGGATCAACCTATGATCTCTCGGAGGTTGGTGTAATTGTTGCTAAATTCCAATTATCGACTAATCCTGTAAATAACGAATTGTTTATGAATGGATCCACTTATGTATCAAGTGCATATTCATCGTTAGGAATTCCATATTCACGTTTATCAAATTTTCTTATGAATAATTCATCAGCTATTAGCGTATCAAATGGAACTGGTTTAAGTACTCTTCCTGCTGGTTATATCCCTCTATTTGGTACGGGGCCTAATTTTGTCAGCATATTTATTAATGCAACTGCTGGCAAATTTGATCTAAATATGAATACATCTAGCGTATCAAATGGTGCTGACAATGGAACATCAGGCTTCACCAATGCATCTGCCGATCCTTTGTATGTATTTACCGTACCCGCAGTTCCTACAGCAGGAACGTTTTTTTCCTTTACCGTTGCCACAGGTGGTACGAAAGTATATAACGTCTGGTTTACGGTTAATGGCGCGGGAACTGCTCCCACAACACCGACTGGCGCTAATATTAAAGTCTCATTAATTACTGGTGATACCGTTGCTACGACAATAGCAAAGATTGCTAAAGCAGTTAATGGATATCAATTTATGTTAATTAATTTACAAGGCTACTTTTTACGTGGTCTTGATACGACTGGAACAATCGATCCCGATGCAGCTTCTAGAACAAGTCTCGGAATATACGATAATCTTAATCGATGGACTGGCGCTTTTCTAGCAACGGTAGAACCTGCTGCATTTGCATCGCATGTGCATCCGCCTCTGGCACCTACATCGACAATTTCAGGAATAGGTGGCGGAAACTCTTCATTTACAAGTGGCGGAAATCGATCCGATGTTTTATCTACAGGGCCTGCTGGTGGAAGTGAAACAAGACCTATTAACATAGCGGTAAATTATTTTATAAAGTATTAACAACATCACAAAAGGAATTGTGACATGTCAGTATTAAGTTTTGGAAGAGATGTGCAAGGATTTAATGCCTATGCACCGCAAGTATCTAATAGATTGTATGCATCAGCCCTTACAGCTAATACCGTAGCAAACTTAACTATTCCTAGTGATTTCTCTAATTACATGGTGCTATTTAGTTACAGTGCGGGCGCTACAGTATGGGTCGATATGAGTGGAGCAAATGCTGTAATCCCAACTCTTGCAACTATTTCGACTGTTACAGCGGAATTATTGCCTGGTCAGCGACAAGTTACGGCAGGATCTCAAATCAGTTTAATAACAGCAGATCAGGCAGGTACTCAAGTGGGGTTCGCATTATATGGCATTCCGTAAAGGATTACAGTTTACATGGATGCCTATAAATAATATTTCACAAGATAGTGTGATTTATTTAGATAATGCATCTGGAAGCGAACCTCTTCCGCCTCCTGTTGGTTCATATATGATCACAGAAAATAATATTTTTATGATCGATGAATTAACACTTGGAAGAATGATCACAGAATAACATGGAGTGTTAAATATGGCAGATATTAAATGGTCACAGTTTTCAAGCGGTGGCTCTGTACAAGATGGCGATCAACTTGTTGGATTACGCGCAGGGGTTAACGTACGATTTAATGCTAATTCAATCGTTGATACAACATCTGCATTCTTCGTCTGGGTTTCACACGACGGATCAGACTCGACTGGTACGGGTTCGATACTGGCTCCTTATTTAACAATTTCACACGCACTAACAACTATAACAACAGCATCAGCCACAACGCCATATTGCATCCAATGCGTTACTGGGATTTATCCTGAAACTGCACTTGCATTGAAACCTTGGGTTTATATTAATGGTAATAATTCAACTCTAAATGTGACTGGTGCTATTTCAGGTACAGGATGGACAGGAGGTGGTAATTTATTCTTCTTTGGTTTCACTGACATCACATGCAGTGATTTTAATATTGATGTATCGGGTGCTGGTTCTAACTTAGCTCAATTAAATCTCTTTGATCTACAATTCAAAACTATTACATCTGGTAACTTCACAGTTATTGGTGCTGCATCATCAACAGCTACAGTTTGTAATATTGATAATATTCTAGGTTCAGATTCTTTTGTACTGACAAATATATACGGTAACATTCTAAATGCAAGAGGATTCAATCTCACTTGGACAACCACTAATGCAGGCGCATTATATCCTGTATTTATTGATGATATGAATTTAACGGGTGCCGTGTCATTCGTTAGTAGCGGGGCAGGCGTTGGCGGAACGATTAAACTTTCAAACTCTTATATTCAATCCACATTATCAGGAACAGGTACAGGAATTATTCTTGATGTCACATCAGATGTAATGAGTGCTACATCTGTACCGACATTATCCGGTGGTGCTGTTTTAAATGTTGTTAACGTTGCCAATGGTGTGACAGCTAATTACAGCCCAGTAAATTATACGCCAAATGCATCAGGCACAACGGGGCCTGTAGGATCGGTTGCAGCCCATCTTCACGGTATTGATTTAGCCTTAGGATCAATTGTAGTATCAAGCAGTAATTATACTTACGTTTCTAGCAATGGAAACGATACGACTGGGTCAGGAAGCATAGAAAATCCATTTGCTACGGTTTCCCACGCATTAACGACTATTACGACAAATAGTATTACTAATACCTACACAATAGTTCTTATCGGTGGAACGATTAGCGATAGTACACAAATCGCATTGAAACCATTCGTGTCAATTTCAGGTTGGGGTGAGGGAGTTTTATTATCTAATGCGCCATTTATTACAGTAGATGCGTCATGGAACACAACTACAAACGGATTCATATCCTTAACCAATTTCGGTTATGAAGCAGGCGATATTGTATTTGATTTCTCAACATTTACTGCATCAACAACCCACACGATTGAATGCAGCACTTTAAATTCTAATGGTAGAGGATTAACTTTTTACGGCAGTGCAAATACGAATATAAATGCAACAGTAAATGCTTGCACATTGTTTTCAATAAGTACTGAGAATTGTTATGCACAAATAAACAATAATACGATTACTACTGGCGTATTGGCAGGTCAATTTAAGCCTTTTGTCAGAAATACTAGTGTTTATTATAACGGTAATCACATATTAGGATATATGACACTTGCTGGATCATCAAGTACTGTTACAAGTTTATTTGATTTCACATCAAACACTATTGCGGGTGTAATTACAATTAACGGAACCGCAACCACTGCAAACTTTGATGTTGTCTCTTACAAACCGCCTGTCGTATCTGGTGCTACAATCACACTTAAGAATATCAGTGACGGTTTATCAGCAGATTACACGCCCACAAACTATACGCCCGTTGCAACCGCTCCAACTCTTACGACAAGCGTACAGGCTCATTTAAGGGGTATTGATAATGCATTAGTTGGAGGCGCAGATTTATTAACTAATTATGTTTACGTTTCAAGCACGGGATCAGACAGCACCGGTACGGGGTCTTTTGGTCAGCCTTTTGCGACCGTTGCACATGCTGAAACAACTATCACAACTGCGAGTGTCACAAACCCTTTTACGATTGCTATGATCGGTGGAAGAATCATTGAAACCGCTGCAATAGTTTTCAAACCATTCGTGTCGGTCTCAGGTCTTGGGGAAGGTGTTATATTGCAATTGTTTGCAGCGACTTCATTGCATTCATCGTGGGGATCGACTACGACAGGTGTAATGGCGTTATCAAATTTCACTTGGACAAGTAGTAATATTATTTTAGATTTTGGCGCATTCAGCAATAACACCACTCAGAAAATAGAGATTAACGAGCTTCAAACATCTGGTACTAATGGACTGCTTATTAATGGTAACGCCGTAACACAAGTTACATCTTATTTATTCAGCAATAATTTATATACATTAGAAACGAATAACTCAGTATGCGAACTCGTTGGAAATGTCATATCTATTTTGCAAGCTGGTATTACATCATCGGATGTTGCAGCTAATACTGTCAATATGAATGGCAATCATGTATTAGGTACAGTAGATTTTAGGGGTGGTGGTGGCTTCACATCCAAGTTTAATTTCATATCCACATCTGTAAATGGCAGCATTTCGGGAACAGGCGCAACTACAACTTTAAACTTTGAT